GGCGGAAATCGAGAACTTGATGCACCAATTCGGGGTCAGGAAGATCGGCGTTGACCCGCACCCAAGCCAAGCGAAGGACATCAAGCGTTGGATAGACAAGGGCTGGCCGATCGTCCCGGTCGATCAGTCGATCCGCACGATGGCACCCGCGTGGAAGCTCTGGGGCGACCTCCTGAAGTCGAAGCAGCTGCACTACGAGCCCGACCCGGTCCTGCGGGCGGCGCTCAACTCGGTGCGTTTGATCGCCGACAACGTCGGCAATATCCGGCCGGTCAAGGGCCGCAGCTCGGGGAACACCGACGCCGTGGTCGCCGGGAACATGGCGGCGCTGCTCATGGAACACCACCAAGTCCGCACGGCCACCGGCTTGAGCGCGTCAACTTGCCCGCTCGGATAGACCGTGTTTGCCGGATTTGGCCTTGACGATTTTGGGCACTTGTGTTCTATGCGACCGTGGGCCTCTTCTCACGGTTCTTCGGATTCAAGTCGGGCGTCGCGATCTACACGCGACCGGAGCCCGTCATGGCCGGTCCGGCCGATGGGATTCCCGCGGTCCTGCGGGCGACGCAGCTGATTTCGGCTGACATCGCCCGGCTGACCGTCAACGTCTACGACAACGCCGGGCAGAAGCTGCCGGATCACCCGGTGGCCATGCTCCTGAACCGTGACGCGAGCCGCTGGCAGTCGGGCTACGAGTTCCGGCGCTACACGACCTCGACGGCGCTGATGCACGGCAACGGGCTCGCGCTCATCCGCCGCGGCTCGGACGGCTCGGTCGCCGAGCTCCAGCCGGTGCCCGCGGACGCCATGAGCGCCGAGATCCGCGACGAGGGCGTCGAGTACCGCGTCGGCCAGACGGTGCTCGCGCAGGATCAGATCCTGCACATCGGCTGCTACCCGGATCACCTGAACCCGTGCTGGTACCGATCGCCGCTTGAGGCGGCGCGGTGGACGATGCAGCTGGCGGCCGACGAATCGGCCGCCCATGCGTCGCTCGTCAAGACGGGCAGCATGGGCAAGGTCGCCATCACGCACCCGGGCGCAATGAGCGATCAGACGGTGCAGGCCATCCGCGACGCCTGGATGAACATGCACGCCACGGCCGACGGCGCGTCGCGCCCGCTCATCCTGCGCGAAGGGATGAAGGCCGAGAAGATCAGCCAGGAGACGTCGGGCACCATGCTCGAATCGCGTCGCTTCTCGGTGCAGGAAATCGCTCGGGCGTTCGGCGTCCCGCCGGAAATGCTGTTCCAGCAGGGCGGCGGGGCGCTCTCAAGCCAAGCCGAGACGGCCCGCGCATACGCCGACGGAGCCATCGCCGCATGGGCAAGCGCGTGGGAGTCGGAGCTCACGCGCAAGCTCTGCGGTCCCGGCGAGACGGTCCGCATCGACACCACGCCGATTACGCGGGGCAATCTGCGCGACCAGGGGATGGCGTTCTCGAAGCTCGTGCTCGCTGGCGTGATGAGCCCGAACGACGCAAGGCATTACCTCGGGTTGCCTCCCGTCGAAGGGCTCGACACGCCAGCGGTCACGATGCCTGGCGGCGCGTCGGCAGCCACCGGGCCCGACAACGAGGAGGCCGAGGATGCTTGAGGTCCGTACGACGAGCTTCGAGCGCCAGGGCAACCGGATCGCCGGATACGCCGCGGTCTATGACGCACCGAGCCTGCCGCTGGTCGTTCGCAACGTCAACGGCGGCAAGCCGTTCACCGAGCGCGTCGCCCGCGGCGCGTTCGACCGGAGCCTCGCCGGGAACATCTCGCTGCTGGTCGGCCATGACCGGCGCGAGCTGCTCGCAAATACCAAGAGCCAGCGCCTGAAGCTCGCGAGTGACACACGCGGGCTGGCGTTCGACGTCGAGCTGCCCGACACGCAGCGGGCGAAGGACGTCTACGCGCTGGTCGATTCGGGCGTCCTGTCCGAAATGTCGTTCGGTTTCATCGTTCGCTCGGACGCCTGGAAGGGCACCGAGCGCACCCTCGTAGACGTTGATCTACGCGAGGTGTCCATTGTCGAATCCGGCGCGTACCCGCAGACGGCCGCCGAAGCTCGCACCTACAGCCGGGCGCTCGCCCGGCTTCGTCTGCGGTACCGGAGCATCACGCTATGAAGCAGGCAGAAATCATCGAGCGCCGCAAGGCGATTGAGGCGGAAGTCAACGGCATTCTCGCGAATGACGAGATCAACGCCGAGCAGGAAGCTCGTGCGACCGAGCTGATGGACGAGCTCAAGGAGCTCAATCAGAAGCGGTCCGCGGCCGAGCTGCGCGAGAAGTTCGCGAGCCACACCGTGCTGGCGAAGGTCGGCAAGGAGAACCGCGAGAAGGCCGAAGACTGGCGGTCCTCGACCGAGTACCGCGAGCAGTTCCTCGGCTACCTGAAGGGCGGCCGTGCGCCGGAACAGCGCGAAATCATCTCGACCGCTTCGAGCAGCATCCTGATCCCGAAGCTGTACGAGGACGGCATCCTGAAGTACCTCGACGCGAACACGGTGGTCCGCAACCTCGCGGACATCCGCACCGGCGTCCAGGGTTACCCGACGCTGCGCTACAACAACCTCGAAACGGCTGGCTATACCTCGGCCTGGACGCAGCCTGACACGAACAGCACGGCGCGGGTCTCGATCGACCCCGGTTTTACCGAGGTGCCGATCGCGCCCGTCCCGTGCATCCCGTTCACCCAGGTGAGCCAGCAGCTGATCCGGCAGGCCAATTTCGACATCGAGGCCGAGGTCATGGACACGCTCCAGCGCCAGCTCTCGAAGAACCTCGAATGGGGCTATGTTGGCGGCTCGGGCACGAACGCGCCGACGGGCATCTTCACCGTGAACGCCAACGTGCATATCACGACGGCGACCTCGACGGGCACGACCCGAGCTTTGGCCATCACGGCCGGCGCAACGGTCGCGAAGCTGTCCGAGATGCGCTACTCGAAGCTCCCGGCTGCGTACTGGGGCTCGGCGGCGTGGATTCTCCCGCAGGACGTCTACGCGGCCATCGCGGGCATCGTGGTCAACGGTGTGCCGATCTTCGTTCCGTCGGCTGACGCGGCGCTCGTCGGCGCGGCTCCGTTCACGCTCATGGGCCTCCCGGTCTACGTCACCGAGTACCTCCCGGCGCACGTCGCGACGGCAACCACCGGCAAGAACGTGATCGCGGTCCTCGGCAACATCCGCGACGGGTTCTCCGTGCGCGAGTGGGGCGGCATCGGCATGATCCGCGACGAGATCACCGCGGCCAGCTCGGCCCGCGTGATCTTCCAGGGCATGGCGTTCGCGAACTCGGCCTTCACCCGCGTGAAGTCCCTCGTGCAGCTCCAGGTCACCAACGCCTGACGGTTCTTCTCCTCCCATCGGCAGGGGCGTCGGGCTGCACCCCCGACGCCCCTGCTTGAAGGAGTCCGATGCCTCTTGACCTTGCCAAGTTCCGAAGCTGGGCGCGGATTCCTCACACCGAGGACGATCCGGCCATCGAAATCGCTTGGCTGGCGGCCGTGCGCGAGCTCGAAGAGCGCACCGGATGGGTGGTGGATCCCACCACGCGAACGCAGTACGTCGGCGTCGAGCCAACGAACACGGAGAAGCTGGTACTTCTCTCCCGGCAGCCGGTGACCATGGTGGTGTCGTTCAACGACAGCGGATTCTCGTATGCCCATCCGCTGGTCACCATCAACGGGCTCCAGTACGCCAAGCTCGACCGCGAGATCGTTAGCGGCGTCGAGCAGGACGCGACCAGAACGTATCCGCTGGTGCTTACCGTCAGCTGCGGCAGCAACACGCTGAATCCGCTCCTCGAAATGGCGCTGCTCCAGCGTGTCACGCAGCACGTTCAGAGCCGCGGAGATGACACCGTTGTCCTATCGAGTGATTACTGGGATCGCATCCTGGGCATGATGGGGAAGGGGATCGGCTGATGGCGCATGTCCCGCATGGCATGATGCGGCTCGTCGCGACGTTGCAGAACCCCGCAACGACGGTGGACGATCTCGGGCAGGCCGTCGAGACATGGTCCGACGTCGCCGTGATCCCCATGCACATCGAGCAGCTCGACACCGCCGAAAGCGTGGACGATGGCGGCCCGGCGATTCAGAGCAACTACCGAATCCTGTGCCCCTGGCACCCGTCGATCTCGACTCGCAGCAGACTGCTCTGGTCCGACGGCGGCACGACGCGCTACCTCAACATCCGCGGCGCGACCGACCGCGACCAGCGTCGCCGGAACATGGAAATCATTGCCGTCGAGGTGGTGCTGTGAGCGCGACCGCTGTCAAGATCAAGCTCGAAGACGCCGAGCTGCGGCGCACCCTTGAGCGGCTGCCCATCAACGTGAACGAGGCGCTTCGGAAGCGCGTATTCCGCAAGGTGCTCAAGCCGTACGTCGGCGACCTCGGGCGGAAATGGCTCATGGCCCGCTTCCGCGGCCCGTCGATGAAGCACCGACTCGCCATTTCGGCCGCGACTGAAATGACATCGCCGCGCCGAATGCATGGGCAGGCAGGCGTCATCGCTGCACAGATCGGCGTCCGGTACGGCCGCAAGGCGAAGAACTCCAGCGTCGCCAAGGGCCGCCAGCGGGTGTTCCACTTGTTGGAATCCGGGTTTAAGCACAAGGCGAGCGGCGGGCGCGTCGCCGGGCGATTCATCTCCTATCGCTGGGCGCTGTTTAACGTGCAGAAGATCATGCGCGAATTGAGCGCCGAGGCGCTGCTCGAAGCCAAGAAGCTGCTCTCGAAGGGCGGCAAGCCATGAGCGTGCTCGCACTTGAAAAGGTCGCCAAGGCGCTCCAGCAGCACATGGACAACGCCGTGACGGCCGACGTCGCCGTCGGGATGCGTCGGCCGGGTTCCCAGACGCCTGCGGTCGTGTGGGAAATGACCGGGGCCGAGTGCCAGGTGACGCAGCCAGGTCAACCGGCTGCGGCGTGGATCGTGACCTGTGAGGTCAACATTTACGGCGACACGGCGCTCGGCGTCATCCAGGTGGCTGATGACATCGTGGACTACTGGGACAACCCGACCACGTTGGGCGCGGCGTACGCGAAGCTTGTGCTCACGGCGATCTCGACCTCGATGCGTACTGAATCACAGGCAGACGGCTCCGAAGGCGACGAGCGCGTCTGCACCATGACCTTCACCTTCCAAGGAATCTGACCATGGCACTTATCACCGGCTTCGGCGGGACCATCACTTTCAGCGGCGTCACGGGGACCGTTCAGGTGCGTTCGTTCACCCTCAACGTCGAGCGTGCGTCGTTTGACGCCACCTTGCTCGCCGACTACCGCGAGAAGCGGCTGCCCGGCCGCATCCGGCGCTCGGGCACCATCACGCTCTTGCGCCAGGACGGCGCAACCGATGACACGCTGCGTACGCACCTGTTCCCGAATGACATCGCCGCTGCCACCGGCGCGAGCGCGACGCTGACCCTGAAGTACGTCGATCAGGGCGGCAAGTCCTACGACGAATGGGGCGCCGGAACCAACCCCATGAGCATCCACATCACCTCGGCGTCGATCAACGACAACGGCACCGACCTCGCCTTGTGGGAACTCTCCTGGGAGGAGCAGTAAGTGCCGATCCCGATTGAACAGCTCACCGCCCGGCGGCGCACGGTCACGATCGACGAGATCGGCCCGCTGGTGTTCCGCGAGCCGACTCTCGCCGAGGCGCAGACGTCGGCGACGAACCCGTACTGGTGGGTCACGACCATTGAGTGCACCGACGGCACCCCGTTCCTGACGAACCCCAAGGAAGCGGGAACCATCCGCGCCGACCTCGCCGCGGCGCTCCTTGCCGAGGTCAACCGGACACGCCCTACGGTCGCGCCGAGCGCAGGCTCTGGCGCATCGCAAGTCCCGAGCAACGCATGACCATGCCAGTCGGCCTGTCATCCCAGGAGCTGACCACCGAGGAGCGCATCGAGAACGCGCTGGTGGTCATCGCCTGCGCTCTGACCGGCAAGCGGCCCAACTCCCTCTTCCCGTGGCTAAAGGGCTCCCATGGCTGACAAGAGCATGAAGTCGACCATTCAGGTCGCCATGGACACCTCGGGCGTGGTGAAGGGTGTCGCCGCGACCAACAAGGAGCTCGACAAGCTCAACCGGACGGCCCGGCGCACGGCCACCGCGACGAGCATGACGGCGGCGCTCGGGGTCGCCCAGGCGGGCTTCGGTGCGCTCCAGGGCCTGATCTCGGCGATCAACAACCGGGTCGACGAGCTGAACCAGCTGGCGTTCAAGTTCAGCCCGGAGGCCGCAGCTGCGAAGGGCCAGCTCACGGCGGCGCAGATGCAGGCCGACGTCGCCGTCGGGCAGGCGCTCGGCGCGGGCGCGGCCGCCTCGGCCCGGGAGCAGCAGTTCCGCGTCGAGGAGCGGGCCGCCCGAGTCATCGAGCAGGCACCGGACATGAACGCGGCGGCGGCGTTCTGGACAAGCATCTGGGAGAGCACCAAGGCGGTCGCCGGTGCGACGCTCGACCAGTTCCTGATCAACACCACGGGCGTCCTGACCGGCCAGGGCGCGGAGCGGACGATCACGGGAGCGGCGTTCGAGGCGGCTGGCGGTATGGGTTTCTATGGTGGCGAAGGTTTCAGCCTTGGGGGTTCAACCCGCGCAATGGGTCTATCGGATCAAGCCGGGACGATGGATCGCATGGCCCGCTCGCTTGACAACATCGACCGAAAGCTCGGAGGCTCCTGATGGGAACGTGGTCGAACATTGAGGTCGCTGGCAGCCGGTCGCACACGGTGTCCGATCGTTGGGGTGAACAGCGGCTGACGTTGCAGTACATCCTGCGGTGGGTGCCGACGGGCGCTGGCGACCCGTTCCCAGGCGAAGGGCACATCCTCAACAATCTCCCGGTGCGCCCGCAGCAGCGCCTACCGTCATTCTTCTGGTCCGGCGGCGGCGTCAATGACATCACGAAGGGATACATCTGCCGCTCGGTCAACGTCACACCGGCGCGGGAAGCCGCGTACGTCTGGAACGTGACGGCCGAGTTCACCTCGGTCGAGTTTGAATACAACGACAGCCCATGGGGCATCGGATACGTCAAGCAGACGCGCACTAGTGGCATCCGCCAGGTCGCCGCGTGGCGCGACGCGACGCTCCCGGCCAACGGCACCGCAGCATGGCCTGCCACGGCTGACATCGCCGGGACCAAAATCGACCTGAACGGCAACCCGAGGAGCCGCAAGGTCAAGCAACAGACAATCCAGATCGAGTCACTTGTCGATCGGACGCCGCTGGCGCCCGGCACCGGCTCGGTCGCCTTGGACCCTGCGTGGGGCACTTGGTTGAGCACCTACGTCAACAAGCGCAACAACGCCGCATTCCTCGGATGGCCGATCGGAACGGTGCTATGCCAGGGCATTGCCGCGACCCTCGACAACGAGGTGTGGCGCATCACGATCACCTACATCTACGACGAGTGGTTTCACCTTGAGCAGCTCGCCATGCCGCACCCGACGGGCGAGCCCAAACTCCTCCCAGGCGTGACCATCGCCGGAACGCAATACATGCAGGCTGCGACGGTTGTGTGGTACCAGCCATACAGCGCCACGGCCGACCTGAAGGCGCTGTTCACGCAGCCGATCTACGACCAGTTCGATAAGGCAGGGCCGACGTACCCATGACCTACATGCGACCCAAGTTCGAGCAGGGACTGTTCGGCTCGGCGAACAAGTTCGTGTGCAACCGGTGGACCGACTCCTCGGAGCTGGTCGCCGAAAGCACCGAGGGCATCCGCTGGGCGCAGTCGCAGCTTGTCCAGGGGAACATCGTCGCGCAGGGCTTGTGCAGCATCACGGCCGCGGCGGCGCTCGCCACCAACCGGTGGACCTACACCGTGTCCCTGTGGGTGCCCGCGTCGATCTCTGGCGCTGGCATCTCCACCGTGACCGACCCGCGTTTCAACTACACGACGTGCCGGAATCTGCGCGAGGAGTTCAACACGGCGACCATCGTGGACGGCATGGACATCACGACCCCGGCGAGCACCATCGGCCCGGTCGGCAGCGTGTGGACCGGCTCCGCCTGGACAACGTCGAGCCTGACCGCGGTGGCCATGGTGTCTGTCGTATACGACCTCGGCGGAAACGCCTATGCGTTCTTCGACCGTCCGAATCCCATCCGCTGCACGGAGGTCTAGCCAATGCCGAACGTCACGATCCAAACTCCCATCGTCAACCTGGTCATATGGCCGGGCGAGCTGCATTTCCTGACGGTGTACGTCCGCAACGCCGATACAGGCGGGACGTTCAACTGCACCGGCTACACGTTGAAGGGCAAGTGGACCATCGGCACGGCGACGGGCACGATCAACGGCACATTCGTGAACGCAGCCAACGGCCACGGCACGATCACGACGTCGAGCGCCACCACGGCCACCTGGCCGAACAACGCGTGGGGCACGTTCACCGTGTTCCTCGATGACAACGCGAGCACAGACAACCTTCACGTTACCGACTTCACCTTCCGGACCGCAGGAGTGGATATCCCATGATCGGTTCAATGTTCCGCAAAGCCATGATCGGCGACGGATCGACGCTTAACCTCGACTTCACCACGATGACCGCGACGGCCGACCTCACGGCTCGCGGGCTGACCTTCACGCGGGGCAGCACCGGCACGCGGATCAACGCCAGCGGCTTCGTGGAGACGATGAGCAACAACGTCGCCCGCTTCGACCACGACCCGA